TGACGTAATTTTGTCGAGATTGGTGGACATGAGTCTAACAGGAACGCCAAACTCATCTGACAAGTTTTTTTGAACTCCAAGAACGAGGGGATACTCGGGATGAGTAAGAAGCGCGAGGTCGTTGGGCAAATCGATTATGGGAACACCGAACTCGCGCATCAACTGTGCTTGACGCGCAAGGAGCGCAATGTACTCTCGGGATCGTAGTACGGTTTCGTCGCATGACACGTGCGCGGTTGGAACACCGTAGGTCTCCGATATTTGCTCTCGCAAGGAGCGGACGCGGTAAAAAGCTGCTTCCGAGCCTGTAAAATCGACAAGGGGGCAAAACGTCGCAAAGAGTTCAGCCGCCGTCTGAAGACGCAGGCCTTCAATCGAAAAGTTTGCTTCGAGACCTTGCATGAGATCAGTAGGAGAGCTAGGGCGAGTTAGAGCCATGGTTGAAAAGATGGACAAAATAAAGTTGTTTACTCCAATGGTTTCGGGAATATACAAATAATTCTAGACTAGGAATTTTCCAGGAATTTTCTAGGAATTTTCTAGGAATTTTCTAGGAATTTTCCTAGGATTAATTGTTTGTTTTTAGTGAAATAATAAAAATATACAACTTCGAATTCCTCATTTCTTAACCATGGACCAACTTCAACTGGAATTGGCTCAATTGGACGCCCGTCGCGAGGCTCTAAAGAAACGCATAAGTGAACTTGAAGGGGAAAAATCAAAGCGCGGGTGCGTTGAAAAGGTGGCGCCAGCGACCGAGTTTGAACTTCAAGTAGAGCCGCTTCGGGACCAATCTGCTGATTATCCAGAAGAGCGTCTTTTGATGACTGAACTCGGGGACATGACCCCGAATTGCACCTATTACTTCATGCAAGACCATGGCGTCGAAAAGGAAGAATGTACGATGCTGCGCGGGACTTATCTGCGGCTTGAGCGAAACGAAGGGCGTCCCGAGTTAGTGTTCCGCTATGTACAGATGTACACCAAGGCTGCAAGTGGGTCTGCTTCTAAAGGGCGTTGGGCGGATCTATTTACAGAACCTAAACGGGAATACATCATGTCCGCGCGCGACTATTTTTTCTATGATCACTGGAATTAAATCCGCCATTAAGGCGGCAAGGCTTTGCGCGTGATTTGACTGCTATTTGACTGCTATTTGACTGCTAAGTGAATGCTATTTGACTGCTAAGTGAATGCTATTTGACTGCTAAGTGAATGCTATTTGACTGCTAAGTGAATGCTATTTGACTGCTAAGTGAATGCTATTTGACTGCTATTTGACTGCTATGAGTGCTATTTGACTGCTATTTGACTGCTAAGTGAATGCTAAATAGCACTCTTTGAGCCTCCGTTCGATTACAGTAGTTGCGTCAAGTCTTTGAAATAGGTAATTACGTACAAGCAATCTTTTTCAGGCGAAATAGCAGAGCTCCAATCCGTTTGTAGCTCGCAATTATGCCTATCGCATATCTCTTTAGTAAGAGGCAAATTATCCATAGCATTCCATTTCATGGGATGAAATGGATAGCCCCACGTAAGAGTCACATTAAATGCAGCAGTGACTGTAAGATAGGCTGCAATATGCAGGCAGAGGTCTAGCGGCAACGCAAGTTGGATGCGTGGATGGTAAGTACACTTCAACTGAAATGCATCCGCTTGTATTTTGTACGTGAACGCATATTCGGGCATACCGTGCAACACTTGCGCCTTGATGTATTTGATGCGCTTGGAGAAGTAAATCCTCTCAACTCTAAGCTCGGGCCCCTGCATTCGATTAAGGTTGTCACCAGAAAAAGCTTTTGGTTTTCTCTTCCAATGGAAAATACACGATTTCGTATTCCAGTTCTACCGTCTCGAGCGCGGAGGATGTAAATCGGCATTCCACGCCACAGCTGTTGAGCGTCGCCATCAAACTGGCCGACGCATAACTTCGATTGGTGTGGCGGTAGGTATACCGCGCCTCCAAGCCCGAATACTGCAGTCGATTCGTAATGAGATCCACCCAGTCGGGGTGCTTAGGCAAATAAAAATAGTGGGCGGGGTTGGCAAACGTTTCCGCATGAATGACTTGGGTGTCTGCAAATCGTTGAGTCCATTGCTCAGCCCCGTCATGCGCGACCATTGTTTCCCCGTTTGCACCTACGTCTACGCCCGATGCCGAAAGCGCTGCGCGCACGGACTGAGCAGTGGCGGCTTGGTTGCGAGTGCGTACCGTAATGCTCTGGGCGCCGAGACGGGCCAAGACGGAAATGAATTCACTCAATTCGGAGCGCACGACCTTGTCTTGAAACACCGCCGCTTCCACGTACAACCCTTCCTTGGGAAGTTTGAGGTAAAGCACGTTGTGGCGCGGCGGTTGCTCGAAGATGACCACGTTGGATCTTACGTCGTTGTCAGTGAGCACGAGCAGACCAGGGATACGAACCCGAAGCGTGGTTGCGCGCGAAGGCATCCAGAGCCACGGCTCAAAATCCCCTGCGGGCAGTACAATCGCATAATCGACAACGTCGTTGGTACGCAAATCAACAATGCTTTCTCTCAGCTGCAGGGCTTCGATCGATCCGAAGTGTGCTATAGCAGCGCCAACGGCTTGCATGTCTTAAGGTTTATAAAAATTGAATTTGAAGTAACCTCTCTTCTTAAAGTATTCACCATGGCCATTGCAAAAGTGTACGCGTCTCGTAACGTGCTCCTCGACATTCTCGAAAAACGAGGATTTGACGTGTCCGAGTACAATGGCTACAGCATTGCGCATGTAGGGAGCATGCTGGAGCACAATCAGTTGGACCTCTTGCTCTCGACCGCCAGCGGGAAGAAGATATTCGTCAAGTATTGTCTGGAGGCGCGACCGAATCTGGACCGCATTGTCGAAGACTTCTTCCCCGCCATTCTTAGCCCGAGCGACGATCTCATGCTTATCGTCAAGGACGACGTCAACGACTCGGCGACAGAATTTCTGGAGCACTTGTGGTCGAGCAGCGGCCGCTTCATTTCTGTTGTGAGCATGAAGCGGTTGCAGTACAACATTTTGAACCACGTGCTTGTGCCGCCGCACACCATTCTGGCGCCCGACGAACGCGAAGCCTTACTGGCAGAGTACCGCATCACGCCGAAGCAGCTTCCTGAAATCAGTCGGTTTGATCCCGTGGCGACGCTGCTAGGCATGCGCCCCGCCGACATTTGCCGCATCGACCGCAAGAGCAAAACCGCCATGCATTCTAAATATTATCGAGTGTGTGTATAAATGGGCGTTCTCGACGACACGTCGAAGCAGGCCCGATTGATTGCAGCCAAGCTCAAGGTAAGCGTGGAGAGCAAGGAAAAAGTTTTTTTGAGACGGCGACGCGAGTTGCAGGCAAAATTCAACACTCAACTTGCTTTGTTTGTGGACAACTACAAGAAGGATCGCGACGCGTCGGACGCTGCACGCACGGCCTTGGACAACTTGCACGAGAATGCGACTACGCTAACGGAAGACGTTCGGGACTCGACGCGCTATATCCAGAAGCAGATGGCAAGCGTCGACCAGATGGTAACGGGCTTGCAAGCGACCCTTTCCAAAATTCAAACTACCGAGTTTGACGATTTGGACGCCACGTCCAAAGAGCTCCTGCTGGATTTCTCTAAAGAGTACAAAGGAGCTTACGCGATACTGTGGGCCAAAATCGCCTTGGTGGCATTTTTGGTCTACTTCTTGCGGGAGCACTGGATCTTGTTCAGCGTAGCGTACCTTGCCGTTTATGTAGCGTGGGCGGTAGTTGCTGCGCTCATTGAAATTTTCAAAAACATCTTTAAAAAGAAGTCAATTGACCTCAAAGCAGCAAAATGCGCGAATGTCACTGCTGCCGACGCCATTGGCAGTGAATGCGAGCAGCCCGAAGCACCGACATACAAGCCGTGTTCGTCGACGGATTTTGGGTGTTGCGCAAACGGCCTGCCTGCGCCGTCGGACAAATCGACCTGCGGAACGCTGGATTGCTGGAAAACGGCCTTTGGGTGCTGCCCCAACGGAAACCCTCGAAAATCAGCGACCGACAAGTGCAATGCGGTGCCGCACTGTAAAACCTCAAAATTCGGCTGCTGCCTGAACGGAATGCCGCGCGACGATGCCATGGGGTCGAATTGCACGCTGCATAGCAGCTGTGGGTACACGGCCTTTGGATGCTGCCCTGACGGAGTGCCTCGAGCCGATGCGGCGGGCTCCAATTGCAAGGGCGCCAAGGAAACGCCTCTCAGCCAAGTGAACGAGTTGACGCTATCCTTGGATGTACCGAAACTGCCAACAACGCCGAATCCATTCACCGATAGCGGGTTTGGTGGATTTGCCTCAGGGTTTCAGGCAGTGGCTTAAGGTCGAGGAGTACCGACTCGTTTGCGTCGAGGTGAAAAGCGACTTGGGGACGACGCCGATATCCGAGCATCTACCGACATGCGCTTCTTCTTTGGGGGAGGTGGCAACATTCGGCCTGTATTAGTGTACCAATTAGGGTCTTCAAGCTCCCTCCTTCCCTCGGCAGTTTCCTTTAACTTCCTTCGTTTATCAATCCAGCGCTTCCATTCTGGATCGAGTGGCCCGAACGGACACATTTTACCTTCGGCCAAATTTTTGGCGTAAACCTTCTTGCTATGTTCAGATTTTTTAGCCCATACGATGCGACCATTTTCGTTCTGGTCTAGCTGGTCTCTAGTGGACCCCGACTTCATATGATGAGAGGTTTCATTCCAGAGTTGACGTTTTGATCCCGTAGAACAACGGTACACTTTGCCATTCGCGCCTTTGTACGCACTGCACTTATCTTTGTACCAAATGGTCCCAGTCTTTTTACGAAAGTAGCCAGCTTGTGTATTTCCTAAAATTTTTTTGCCGTCGGATTTTCGTGTAGCCTGGGGTCGTTTCTTGACGTAATGGTATCCTTTAATGGTCCCTCGATAAGGGCCTTCTATGAATCCGTCGACGTCTTCTGGGTGGGCAGCAAAACGAAACTTTTTGTAGGTTGCCATAATAATAGTATAAGATATTTTTTTTAACAACACTCCACTGGCACCCACTGCTTATGTTTGAAGTGCCACCGACACTCCATTCGAAGTGGGGGGCCTATCGGCAATTCTTCCTCGTCGCTTTCTTCGCCTAAATCCAAATCACTATTTTCATGAATGGTTCGAAATAGTTTGTTCATGGCGACGCTACGGGTGTACGAGTCCACGAGAGCCAAGCAGCTTCGCCCTTGCGTATCGCGTACTTCGTAGGCATCGCTTGTGGGCAACGCACTTATTTGAAATGTCGCGTATTTCTCGTCGTAGATGGTGACGGCGGCCCCATGAATACATTTGACGCACTGTATCTTGTACGGCGCGTCAAAAAATGGAATAAGCGAGGTTGCGGCGCGCTGAAACGTCATTTGCGTAGGTAAATAAACAGGACACTCCAATTGGTGCATCACTTTGTCCAAGTCGCAGCACGTTTGACCCGCCTCCAAAAGAACAGTGTCGACCGTCAACACGCGTTGCGCTAAGATGCCTGATACAATCGTTCCCAGAGCCAGCCGCGTCGGAAAGGCGGCGTGCACGGGGTAGATCATACCACCGTCCACGATAAAACAAATGTTTTTAGATTTGCAATACGTAAACCAGGCAAAGACGCGCTTCCCTTGTGGCAAAGCTACATACACGCCGCCTTCCCGCGGCTCTTTCACTCGAGACTCGGGCGGATGGACGAGCCTGGGGAAGCGCTTGAGCTCGTGCCTGTAATCCGTCATTTTTTTAGTATACAGCGGCACTTTTCTAAGCCGAGCACGTCAAGCACGGCTCTACCGTGAACTGCTGCGTCTGGTAGCGCGGCTTGCGGCGCAAATAGTACATGCCCGTCTTGAGGCCTTTTTCCCACGAAAAAAAGTGCATGGAGGTCAAAATCGCATAGGTCGGCTCTTCGACCCACAAGTTCAAACTTTGCGACTGACAAATGAACGGCGCGCGCTCGGCGGACATTTGAATCACGTGTTTCATGGGTATCTCCCAAACGGTCTTGTAGAGGGCTTTGAGAGGCGCAGGAATCGCAAGGTGCTGCACGCTTCCGTGGTGAGCAATGATTGAATTTTTCAAGTCGGCGTCCCACATGCCTGCGTCAATCAAATCGCGCACCAAATACGAATTGACTACGGCAAACTCTCCCGCCAGAGTTCGGCGACTGTACAGGTTACTTGTAAGGGGTTCAAAGCATTCGTTGTTGCCTAGAATTTGCGCCGTGGACGCCGTCGGCATCGGTGCCAAGAGCAACGAGTTGCGCGCCCCGTACATCATGACTTGCTCTCGAAGCGCGGCCCAGTCGTACATCGTAGGCGCAAGACCCCACATATCAAACTGCAACTTACCTTTGGAAAGCGGCGATCCCTTAAACGAGCTGTAGGCTCCGTGATGAGATGCCCGTTCGACCTCGGCCCGAATGGGTTTTAATGCGTGGTAGAGAGGACCGCCGTCAAACTCGGGGCTGTAAAATTCAGGGATCCCGTCCAACCCTTCGCAGCGGGCGTGCTCTTGCGCGAGTAGCACGCTCTCGCTCATAGCAGCATGGTACATGGTTTCAAAAATACGCTTGTTAATGTCTCGCGCTGCGTCACTGTGAAACGGGACGCGCAGTAACAAAAATGCATCGGCCAATCCCTGTACCCCAATACCAATGGGTCGGTGGCGGGCGTTACTCCGCCGCGTCTTTTCTGTTGGGTAATACGTTGTGTCGATCACGCGATTCAAGTTGCGCGTTACCACTCGCGTCACACGGTGCAGCTCCTTGTAGTCAAAGTCGCCTTGCTTCACAAAGGCGCTCAGAGAAACACTGGCCAAGTTGCACACGGCCGTTTCCTCTGCGTTGCTGTACTCCACGATTTCTGTGCACAAGTTGGACGATTTGATCGTCCCCAGATTCTGCTGGTTCGATTTTAGATTGCACGCATCCTTGTAGAGAAGAGAGGGCGTGCCAGTTTCCATTTGGGCGTCCAACACTTTGAACCACAGGGTCCTCGCAGAAACCGTTTTGGTCGCCAAGCCGCTCGCTTCGTATTTCTCGTAGAGCTCGCGGTAAGCTGCGCCACAGGCGTCGGCCAAGCCAGGACATTTGTGGGGACAAAACAAAGACCAGAGACCGTTGGCTTTTACGCGCTCCATGAACAAATCAGGGACCCAAAGACCATAAAACAAGTCACGAGCGCGCGCATGCTCGTCCCCCGTATTTTTTTTCAGGTCCAACCAGCTTTCAATGTCGGGGTGCTCTGGTCCCAGGTAAATGGCAAACGAGCCGTTTCGCTTGCCGCCGCCCTGATCGACGTAGCGTGCGGTTTCGTTAAACACACGAAGCATCGGCAGCAGACCGTTACTGGTCCCGTTGGTCCCTTGAATGGCCGATCCCGTGGCGCGGACGTTATGAATGTGGAGCCCGATGCCGCCTGCCCATTTGGAAATCTTGGCACAATCTCCAAGGGTTTCGTAAATCCCGTCAATGGAATCTTCGGACATGGCTACTAAAAAGCATGAGCTGAGCTGAGGGCGCGGCGTACCTGCGTTGAATAGTGTAGGCGTGGCATGGGTAAAGACTTTGGTCGACATCAAGTCGTAGGATTCGCGCACGCGCGGAAGATCGTGACCATGTAAGGCGATGGCCACTCGCAACCACATGTGTTGCGGGCGCTCGACAATGACGCCGTCGATACGCATTAGGTAAGCACGCTCGAGAGTTTTGAACCCAAAGTAGTCGATTTGGTAATCCCGTGTAAAATCCAGCATTTCGCTGTAGGACTCTAAGTGAGCAGCTACCTGTCGGGCGTAGGTCGTGCTAATGAGGCCTTTGCGCTGTAGCTCTGCCGTCACAGTTTCCAGCGACGCCGTCGTATTTTTGTGATTATTGGACACGATAATACGGCTCGCGAGACTGCCAAAATCGGGGTGAGTCGACGACTGGTTCGCGCATTCTTGGGCGGTCAATTCGTCAATCTTGGTTGTATCAATGCCGTCACGCAGCTGGTCAATGATTTTCATCACCAACTGCGCGTACTTTATCGTCAAGGGCGGATCCATTTGACCAAGTGTTTTGACGCGGCGCATAATTTTGTCGAATTCCACGGGTTCAACCGACCCGTCGCGTTTCTGGACTGTCATGTCGTCCATGGGTGCCTTGTCTGCATATTTACGAAGGCTTGAGTTTAATACAGTTTCGGTTGATACGGTCTCTCCCTAGGGAGACAGTATCCATGGGTGGGTGTAATGAAAAAAAATCGTTTCTTTATCGAGGCATCCAATCGGGCATTTGGCTTACGGCATTTGCGATTTCTAAATCTGGCCGAGGTTGGGCGATGATGACCTTCCAGAACCAGGGCTCTTGGTACATTATGTTCTGAACACTGGTAGTTTTGAACTGGTCAAGAAACCGTTGCATGGGCTCCGACACAACGGGCTTCAAATGAATGAAAAACATGTGGAAGGGTGCCCCAGTGGTAAAGTTTCGCTTGTTGATGGTTACCACTCGGTCGACTACGGGTACCATGACGCCGTCGACCCATACTCCGAAGCGCTGGTTCAGGACTTCGGTCACTTGCTCGGCGGTACAGTGCGCAACGGCGTATTTAATAAGCAGTATGGGTGCCATGGCGTGCTCTTACTCTCCTTATGTCAATCCTTTTTAATATCAATTTTTTTTCTGGGCGTTCGGCGTAAAAATCACTCTTTTAATGGTAGGAGATTCGCTGGTTTGCAAGCTCTCCGTATTGGTAAGGTCGCCCATGGAGGGATTGAACACGGGGGCGTCGTCGACCTTGATGATAACTTTGCTTTCCTCAAGTGGCGGGGCTACTGACGCATCGAGAGGGGCTGGAGCTGGAGTGGGGTCAGGCGCCGCGATGCTCTCCAACGGTATCTCTTCAATCACGCTCGGCTCGTCGACTTTGATATCGTCCAATTTTATTTCGGTCATTTCTTCTTGCCCTCCTCCTCCTCCTTCCTTGGTATGATCCTGGGTCACTACGACGGAATCGTCTCCTCCGCCCGTAGCGTCATACACCGTTTCTATGGCTTCAGTGCGAGGCACGAGACTCACGGTAATCTTACGAAAATTCGGAACACCCAATTTTTCGTGCGACACGACGTCGTACTGCACCGAATTTGCACCATTCATTTTCCATTGATGCGCGTCCATCACTAAATTTTCAACCTTGAACAGTTCTTTGTTGCCTGTCAAATGCCCCTCTTTGATATCATTGGTAGTTGGCATTTCTTCGCCCGCATCGAGTTCGGACGGGCGATACACTACCGTATCTCCGAGTCGCACTACCAATGCATCGTCTTCTCCACCCCACCCATAAAAATTGTTGGGAAAGCCGTTAACGTCCTTGAAAGCTTGCTTGGAAAAACGGATGACACGTCCTAAAAACGTCTTGTACGGCATTTTGCCTTTCACGCACGACCCCAGATGCACGACTCCTTTGGCGTCCGTGCCGTAGTAGCGACGCACAAATTCCTCGGGAAATACAATGTCGACGTCGTGCATGACAAAGCTTTGAATGGCAGGCGTGTGTTGGGTAAGGAAATCGTAGCCCGCATTGAGGAGCGCGCCTCGGTTAAATTTTTGACCGTCGACCGTTTGTTCAACAACCAGCACGTTGAGACCGCGATGCTGCGGCTTTGCTAGCCATGCGTTCAGTTGCTCGGTGCGGTTTTGGTCGCCTGCGTCGCGAAACGGTATGATAATGGCGGACGTTCCGAGATTGGTGTCGTCCTTTTGGGTGTAGGTTTTGGTTTGAAAGTTGGTTTTCGAGATCATGGGTTTGAGTAAGGCGTACCGCGAGGTCATTTCACGGTCGGCGGTGTCGTACGCCTCTTGCAGCCGCGCAGCATCTTTTCCTTCAACTTTACGCTTCGCGATGCGAGCCTTTAACGCCTTCAGGTCGGTTCCTAGCGTCAACGGCTGCTGCAACTCGGAAATGCCATTCAACACGTCACTCATGTAACTGTAGACATAGTTGCGGGTGAAGTACCTCTCAAAAAAGGCAAGGGAATTTTGGGCGATTTGGGCGCATACATCGTCGTGCTCTAAACACCACCTCATGGTTTCTTCCAAGTTGCTCAAATCATGCTTCACGTAAATGACATTGAAGTGCGACGCGTCGACTCCGTCGCGGACATGACCTCCTGTGAGGAGGGGTTCAAACCACATTTTATATTTGGACTCGACGTTGAGGATACAAAAGCCTGCGCGAAACAAGGAGCCGTAGCGGTACGCCGCAGAGTTGCCTTCAACGTTAATGGTAAATTTGTACTGGAGTTGACCATCCATTTCCACACGCCCGTAGTCGCTTTTTTCAGGCGGCACGTACTCCACATGGGCTTTGCCGTCTTTGACGGCGGTTTTGATACGCTGGGTGTATTTAATGATTCGCGCGTCCAGCCCTTTTAAGGTATCCGAAAGTTTGTGCAAGTGGAGTCGAGGGTTGGTTTCGGGAGTGTTGCCACACCCCGTGTTCATGCCGCGCCAAAAAAACACGGGTTTACGGGACGCCCACGGGGGAGGCAGAAGCGGGGATGAATTAGTGCACGTCAGCCCTTGTTTCATAAAATTGTAGGAGGCGAAGTATCCCTTGGTAATGGTTTTCCAGTCATCGCCCGACGGGATGGGAATGTCCACGTGCTTTTCCGTAGTGGACTGCGAGAGAACGGGAAGAAGCGGCTTTTTACGGTACGGTGCGCTCAACGGCTTGTCTTCGCCGTAGAGGTCGTGAAACGCTTCGGTCCAGTTGGCACCAAGATGCGGGAAATCTTTCCGATTCAGCATAAACATGCAGTCGCCGACTCTGCGGCGCGCGCATGTGGACGCAATCATGTCGTACATTTCCGAAAGGTACTGGTCAGTGGGCGTAGCAACGCGGTAGGGTTTCTGTTTGGACTGAACCCGCCAGAAATCCCACGTTTTTGGGACGGGGTCTTCGGCTTCCACGCGGAGCAAACAATTCGTGGCGTGCCAGCGGTCAGGGTCGGCGTAATGGTTCAATGGGTTACGCTGCCCCTTGGCCACTTTGGCCAGAAAAGCGTCTTTGGAGTCGGGAAATACAAGGCTGTAATCGTTGGTAAAGTCGGTGTTGTAGAGCCACGCAAAGTTGACGAGACGGTTGTTTTTTATTCGGACAAAGATGCCCGTTTTCATTTTTTTGAAAAAGTAGTCAATGGAAAGCGCAGGGGTTTCCGCATGCAGGGACTTGAACATGTCATTTTCAAGTTGCGGGAGAGGAATTCGGGTTTCACGGGCGTACCCCTTGGCGGTAGTTTCTATCACGGTGGCGGCGCGCAAGACGTCCGTCTTGGTGAACGACGGAAAAAGCGCGGGACTGAGCCCTGGCGTGAGAAACAAGCCTCGATCGTCGTAACAGTTACTTTCGGTGTCCGCCACAAACAGTCGGTTTTCGAGTACTGTCGGAGTGAGCACGGCCAGCGATTCAAACGTCAGGCTTACGGGTATGGCGCTGCCAGGCATTCCGAGATGAGCGTCGCGCGTGACCAGTCGCATCTGCACATTCATGGTTTGCAATTCTTGCATTAACAGTTTGAACGAGTAGGGCACCCGCAGCGTTGCAAAGGTGGTGCTGTGGCGTGCCCCTGAATCCAATTCTAAATTGGCGTCGAATTGAACGGGGCCGTCAAGCGCCTGACTCATGATGGTGTCGTGGCTTTTGAGTGCCAGCATGCCCGACGCCGTATCTACCACTGTGGTGTAGGCATCGCTTCGGTTCATGAAGGCGTCTTGAATAAAATGGGTCATACCGTTTCCGAGCACCCCGTCTCGCTCCATTTCTCCCAAGCGCAGACCGCCGTCGTTAGCGCGTCCCTGGACGGGCTGGCGCGTGAGAGCAGTCATAGGCCCGCGAGCTCGAAAGTTGACCTTGTCTTTCACCATGTGTTTCAGACGCATGTAAAATGTAGGTCCAACGAAAATGGGGGCTTCGATTTGCTGCCCCGTAAAACCGTTGTAGAGAATTTCGGTTCCGCTAGAGTGAAACCCGCATTTAGTCAGGAGCGAGCCGTACTCGCGCACCTTATCGCCTGGCGCGTCGAATGCGGTGCAGTCGCCGAACGCCCCCGTGTGCAATTTGACTTTCCCCACGAGGCTCTCTACAAGTTGCCCGATGGTCATGCGTGTGGGAATGGCGTGCGGATTAATAATCAAATCGGGTCGCCGACCGTCGGGCATGAACGGCATGTCTTGCTCGCGAAGTAAGATGCCGCACGTGCCTTTTTGGCCTGCGCGGGAGGCGAACTTGTCGCCAATGTCAACGGTGCGATACTCGCGCACGCGAACTTTGGCCAGTCGTGCGCCAATGACCCCCGAAGTCATGTACGTACGATCGACTACACCGAGTTGACCGCGTTTCGGCAAGACGCCTCCCGTCGAAAGACCAATCACCACCGTTTCATCGGTGACGGGCATGCCTTCGGGCAGGAGGCCCGTGGCGTCAAGCTTGCTCGCGTCTTGCCCTGGCCGCATAGGAGTGTCTTTTGTGAAAACTGAGTCGGAGGTTTCCCGCGCGTCGTAGCAGGAAAAGTAGGTCAGATTAAACATG